TCAAAGCTTTCTGAAATTCCAGGCGCCCAGCACCTTGGCTTGGAAATGGACGTCTTCCATTCGAGCCTTTTGCGGCTCGAAGGACTTGTTGTCCGACACCAGCAGGTAGTGCTCGGCATCGTGAATCTGCACCCGCTTTACGAACAGGTGCTGCAGCCAGGTGAAGACGTAGACGCCTTCCTCGACGAAGTCGGTGATGCCCACGTCGACGAGGATCGGGGACTTGTCCTCGATGGTGCCCAGCATGCTCTGGCCCCACCCGGTGATGATCTTGAGGTTGGCCGGATCGGTGTACTTCAGACCAAGGTCATCCAGTTGGACCTTGTCGACCACCAGATTTCTGACGAACTCGCGGTACTCGGCCGGTACCTGGCCGCCACCCATGGCAGCGCGCACGTCGTACTGGGCGATCGAAATCGTATTTCCTTTCACCAGAGTGGTGCGGTTGAAGTCAGCGTGAATCACGTTCGATGTCGTCGATTGATCGCCATCGAGAGACTCGGCTACTGCCTGCGCGATTTTCTCTTTAGCTTCGCCGCTCAGCCCTTTACCGTGGCGCTGGAGCATCTCCATCACCTTTTCCGCGGCCGATGAGCCAGGGCGCTGAGGCGAACTACCTGGCGCGATAAGCTCCGCCTCCTTTTCGCTCAACCCCCAGTGTTCTGCGCCAACAACTCCTGAGAAGAACGATATCAACTCGATCAGTTTCGCTTTATCGATCCTGCCGGTGTTGATCCATCCCTGGACAGAAGGGGGCTTCACGCCGAACTGCTCTGCGAGAGCCTTTTTCGACATGTTTTTGGCGAGTCTGGCGGCCTCGATAGCGGCGCCGAGTTGGGGTCCGGTAAGCATTGCCTAATTTAACGTCAGTTGTGGTGTGGTTAGGCAATGACTTGCCCGTGATTAGCTAATGCCTTATTCTTTTCTCCAACATTCCCCGGAGAAGAGACATGACTCCAGCAGAAGCAGTGCGCCAGGCCGCCGAGATGTTGGGCAGTAGGGCCGAGTTGGCGCGAAAGCTCAATGTGAGAGCACCCACCGTAAGTCAATGGTGTTCAGGCGTTCGACCAATCCCGGCGAAGCGCGCAGTTGAGATTGAGGCGCTCACCGCAGGTCGGGTCCTTCGAAGTGAACTTTGCCCGTCGTTCCCATGGGGGGCGGCTGCCTGAGCACACCTTACTGGCCAGGAGCCGCCACGTCATGCGAAGCGAATCGCACACCCTGATCTCCACGCTGCTCGGCGTGGTGAACCAATGGCGCCGCCGAGAGGGGTGGAGCCGAGAGACCGTAGTCCAGCACATCGTGGAGGCGCACGAGCGTATCCAGGGAGCGCTGGTCACCGGCATCGTCTTCGACCCGCCAACGCGCGATACAACCGAGAGGATGAAGGTCAACGCCGACCGCGTGTTCCGCTGGCTCGACGACGGAACCAAGGACACCAACCTGGTGCCGGCGAACTTCGTACCCAGCATCCTCGCGGCGCTGCCGACTGACCTGAAAGTCCAGGCCCTGGGCGACATCCTGACGCCGCTGGGCGTTTCGGTGCGCTTGATCGGCGGGGATGCCGGCCAGCGGCCGGAGGTGCTCTGCATGCTCCGGACGCTCATCAAGGAGAACGGTGAGGCGCAGCAGGCTGTTGCCAGCCTCGTCGACGGCGCTGATGACCAGGAACTGCAGGAGGCCCACCGGGAACTCTCCGAATCCAGGGCGGCGACCGATGAGGCGCTGCGGATGATCGACCAGATGCGCCGGCCGCGCCTTGTTCAGGGGTAGCCGTGCCGTCCTTCCAGATCAACGACGAGGAGCGGGAGGCGCTCCGCGGCCTACCCATGCTTGCCCGCGAGATCTACGTGTTCGCCCTGCGCCCGTTCATGGACTTCGCAACAGGCGTTGTCGGAGAACGGCGCGGGATCTCTTGGAAGTCGATCGCCGAGGAGCTCTACGTCGAGCCGCACCAGGGCATCAAGGGCGGCGAGCCCTCCGAAAAGGAACTGCGGCGGGCGCTGGTCTGGCTGCAGAAGGTGGGCCTGGTGGGCCCCAACTTGGCCGAAAGGCGCCTGATTTTTGAGTTACCGAAGGCTTCACGGGATCAATCCGTCCGAAAAAAAGTGGGCACTAAGTGGGCAGATGAAGCGGGCAGTTATGTGGAAGGGTCGGAGCCCAGTAACTACGCGGCTTTCCCGGAAAAAGAGGGCAGATATGTGGGAGGGGGTGAAAGTGAAAAAGTGGGCACACCTCCGGTATCCGGTAATAACCGTACCGCACCTAACGCGTGCGTGCGCGAATGCCCAGCCGATCCGGCCACTGCGGGACAGTGGTGCCAGTTCTTCATCCGCGAGCGCGGATTCCAGATCCACGCGGTGCAGACCGCCAGGACCATGCCGCTGTTCGCCTCTTGGGTCGAGCGCGGTGTCACCGCGGAGCAGATGCTCGCAGCAATGGAGATCGCCGAAGCCAAGCTCGGCGCCCCGCCTGACTCCCCCCTGTACTACCGAAATTTTCTCGATGAACTCTTGCTGGAGCGCCACCGGATGGCAACAGCACCGCGTGCGGAGCACCGCCATGAGCAAACCGACGGACGAAACGCCCAAGCACGTCAGCGACCCGCTGCACGACGTTCGCGCAACGCTGTTGACATCCTCCACGACGACGACTGGTGAGCCGCAGATCGAGAATCTGGTCGAACTTGACGCCCAGGCGCGCAGGGCGGTGAAACGCGTGTTCGCTACCCTCAAAACCAGCTATCCGGCTTGGTACGAGAAGCACTACGGGGAACGTCGTGCGGAGACGCTCGCCAAGCGAGTCTGGCTGACCGGTATCAAGCACCTGAGCGACATGCAGGTCGACCGAGGCCTCCAGCGGATGGTGCTGGATCAGGACTTTCCTCCGAGCCTCAAGGAGTTCCTGCGGCTGTGCCGCAAGATCGACGGTTTGCCGAGCGCCGAGGGCGCCTGGTACGAAGCCTTGGAGCAGCGCTACAGCCACAAGGTCGTGAAGGTGGCTGCCGAACTCACAGGCCTGTTCGAGCTTCGTCGGGCCCAGTACGGCGACAAGCGACTTCGCGCTGAGTTCGAGCATAACTATGCCGTAGTGGTCCGACGCCTCGAGGCTGATGAGCCGCTGGACGGAAAGGTCGCCAAGGCGATTGGCCTCGACAGCCAGAAGTCAGAGCTGCAGCGCGCCGATGAGCTTGCCGAGCAGCAACTGCTCCACCGGATGCAAGCCCAGGGCCTGGATGGGCTCAGTGGCGCCCAGGCGCGGGAACTGCTGCTGGCCAAGATGCGCCGGAAAGCGCCGGAGGTGCGCCGTGATGCATGACCTACGCCCAGTGATGTTCACCGTACCTGGCGAGCCGGTGGGGAAGGGGAGGCCTCGCATCGGTCGCGTCGGCGCCCAGGCCAGGATGTTCACGCCGGCGAAGACGGCGAACTACGAGGGGTTGATCGCACACAGCGGACAGCAGGCGATGGCAGGTCGCGCGCTGTTCGAGGGCCCAGTGCTGGTCGAACTCGACATCGCGCTGAGCATCCCTCAATCGATGTCGAAAAAGCGGAAGGCCCTGGCCTTGTCCGGGCAACTGCACCCGACCAAGAAACCGGACCTGGATAACGTCCAGAAGGCCATCTACGACGGCCTGAACGGCGTTGTCTGGAAGGACGACGTCCAGGTCGTGAAGGCTGTGGTGGGGAAGCGCTACGGCGAAACGCCAGGCGTGCGAGTGAAAGTCGTCCCTCTCCTCGAGGGCGAGCAGTGACTACAGGAAACTACAGGGGAGAGTCGAAATGAGACTGATCAGCGCGCGCCAGGCTTGGCACGACGCCTTCTACGAGAGTCGGAGCTCAGTGCTGGCGGTGGCGGCCGACAAGGCCGCGCTGGGCAAGAAGGGGCGGGTGGCCAACGAGACGCACCCCGACCGCAAGGACACCAATGGGCGTAGCGCCCACATGCTGGCCGCCGGCCTGGTGCAGGCTGCCATCCGCTCGCTGCCGAAGCCGCTGCAGCACTTCGGCCACACGCTGTACTCGCCGCTGGCCACCGGTGACGACGTGGCGATCGCTCACGGCCTGGTCTGGATCGGCGCCGGCCTCGGCCAACTGACCCAGCGCCAGGGCGAGCGGGCTTACTGGATGGCGCTGGCGGTGATCAACTCGCACAAGCGCGCCGTCAATGGCCGCGACACACTGCGCCCAGGCGAGGTCTGCCTGTTCATCGAGGAGCGCCTCGGCTGTCGGATCGACCCCAGCCATTGGGCGCGGGATTACGCCAGTACCTGGGAGCGGCTGGCGCGCCACGTCGACAAGCTGGATGCCCAGGCGCTGAGGCCGGTCGCCGAGGTGGTGGCGAAGCAGTGCGGCCTGCGGAAAGGGCCGGGCTGGCGCTGGCACCAGGTCGACCGCGATGTGGTGGCGGTGCAGCGGGCCGAGGCCTACGCCGAGCGCCGGGAGCATCACCAGCAGCGCCTGGCTGAACGTCTGCGGGGGATGTCGGACCAGGAGCTGGCGCGGTGGGCGGCGAGGATGAAGCGGTACGGGGAGGCATACCGGGAGGAGTGGGGCGAGGACATCCTGGAATGCCCCAGTGTCCATCAGCGCTACCATGACCGCGTGGCGGCCTATTGGGCCCAGCGGGAGCGCCTGAAACGGGTCGCTTGACGATTTGGCGAGCATTTGGGTATCGTTTTGCCATTGTGTCGTCAATCCGCCCAAAGCTGCTGTTGGATGGCGAAAATAAAAAAAGCCCGGTCAGATGCCGGGCTTTTTGATTTTGGGAGCGCGCGTGAACGCGCCGCTAGATTCTGTTAGTTCAAGGAGCCGGGCGCGCAGCAGGCGGCGTGCTTTAACGAGTCGCCGATCTCGAATACACCCTGCGCCCTTGCACTGCTTCGGTTGCTTGACTGGCTCGGCGCAAATCACAAGGCGCATTTCAAGTGCGGCCAGTGCGCTTTCGACCTGCTCCATTTTCGATGTATGCAAGAAGTCGACAAGACGATCTCCCTGCACTTGGGCGATACCAAGCACCCGGCATAGATCTGCCTTCCTCATGCCTCGCCTCATCATCTCATTCCATAGAGCGATCTTTGCGACGGTCACAGCCGGAAGATGTACGACATGCTCTTCTGGCTCTGGAGCGCTAGCCACTGGAATTGATCGGCGTTGATCAACGTATAGCGACAATGTGGTTTCGATGGCATCAACGGCCTCGCTGAGCGCGTGCTCGACGGTGTCTCCATAGCTGTTCAGTTCTGGAAGGTCTCGACAGAAAACGGCAACGCCAGGAGCGCTGTCGTCCTGCTCGAAACGGATTGCGAAGTTGTACATGGTGTCCCCTCTGGGTGACTGCGTTCAGCAGGGGGGCTCTCAGAGCCCCAGTTGCTTGATGATCGCCTTGCGTGTCGGCTCCGGCATTTCCTTGGCGCCGTGATCTGCAAAGGTCGTTGTCTTACCGTTCGGGGCGGTCACCTTGAAGTGACTGCCCTTGCCAGCTTCGAAGGACACGCCTTGTGCCCTCAGCCAGCGTCGGAATTCGCTGAACTTCATCACCTCATCTCGTCTGAATCGTTGAAGCAAGAATACAACATTTTTGTTGTTATGCAACATAAATGTTGTATTTCAGGAGGGCAGTCTCATGCCGTTCGTCGTTATCCCCCAGCCCTTCCCGACCAGCCCGCTGCAGACGCAGTTCGACACCGAGGATGAGGCGAACGCTCGGGCCCAGGCGATGGTCGAGGCCTCGCCGAAGCAGCCGGTCTACGTTGCTGAACTGCGCACGCTCTACCAAGGCTCGGTCACCGTCAGTGCGTCGCCAGCGGTGAGCCAACCGAAGGGGCCTGAACAGGGCTGAAGATCACGCCACGCCGGGAGGCGTTGCTCAACCGTGCCGCACCGTCGGGATGACGTTGCTCAAGCACATCAGCCGGGTTCGCCCGGCACTTACTCAAAGGGCCCGACGTATGTGCGGGCCTTTCTTCATCTGGAGTATCCCTATGGCTGAACCGACGAGCAGCGGAGCAGTAGCAGCAGCCGGCGCCGTCGGGCTCACTGCCACAGCGATCATCCCCGGTGTTGACGTTAATGCGGTGATCGGCGGCTTTGCCGGAGCGTTGTTGTTCGTGCTCTGGGCCCACGACCTGACCATGGCCAGGCGCCTCGGCTACCTGCTGGCGTCCTGGGTCGGCGGCTACTACGCCGCCACAGAGGCTGTCGGGCGGGGCGCGACCCAGTTCTCCGGGCTGCCCGCACTGGTCACCGCCGCGCTGATCGTCACGATCCTGATCGGCGTGCTCGACTGGATGATTGGTGGCCGCGCGCCGGCGTGGCTCCAGATCGTTCTGCAGCGCATCGTCGGCATGATCGGAGGCCGGAAAGATGGTTGATCTGGTGACCCTGACGGCTGCGGCCGTCTGCGGCGCTATCAGTTGCCGCATCTTCACGTACCAGCGCCACGGTGCCACGTACCGGTTCGGCGTCTCGCTCTGCGCGTACATCCTCGCCGCTGGGACCGGCATGCAGGCGCTGTCGATCAGCCTGGCCGTGCTGATGGCGCGCCACGCAACGCCGATATCGCCCTACCTGCTGGCGGTCCTGCTGGTGCTGCTGGTGCTGGTCTACCGCAACAAGGGCAACATCGCGCCCATCCTGAGGCTCAGTTGAGGTGACCCATGGCGCTGACCAAGAAACAGCGCCTGTTCGTCGACGAGTACCTGATAGACCTCAACGCGACGCAGGCCGCGATTCGGGCCGGCTACAGCACCCGGCGCGCGACGGAGATCGGCTATCAACTGCTCCAGCGGCCGGAGGTCGCCCAGGCCATCCAGGCCGCCATGGCCGAGCGCTCGAAGCGCACCGAGGTCGAGGCCGACTATGTGATCCGCCGCCTGCGCGAGATCGACGAGATGGACGTGCTCGACATCCTCGAGGACGACGGATCGTTCCGGTCTATCCGCGACTGGCCCAGGGCCTGGCGCCAGTTCCTGTCCGGCATCGAGATCGCCGAGTTGTTCGAGGGCCGCGGAGACGACCGCCGTATCGCCGGCGTGCTCCGCAAGGTCAAATGGCCGGACAAGCTCCGCAACCTGGAACTGCTGAGCCGTCACGTCGGCACCGAGTCTGCCGCGCTCGACTTGGAGCTCAAGCGCCTGGATGTCGCGAAGAAGCGCGCCGAACTGAAGCTGCTGGAGAACCCTGAGGACGAAGCGCCGCCAACCAGCGTCGCGGTGACCATCATCGACGCGAGGGTGCGCGATGCCGACGCTTAACGTGCCTCAGGCGAAGTTCCTGGCCTTGCCGAACAAGTTCTGCGGCTTCGTGGCTGGGTTCGGCTCCGGCAAGACCTGGGTGGGCTGCTCAGGGCTCGCCCAGCACGCCTGGGAATGGCCGCGCATCAACGCCGGCTACTTCGCGCCGACCTACGCCCAGATCCGCGACATCTTCTACCCAACGATGGAGGAAGTGGCTTTCGACTGGGGGCTGCGGACCAAGATCAACCAGGCGAACCACGAGGTTCACCTCTACAGCGGCAGCGCCTACCGCACGACGATCATCTGCCGCTCCATGGAGAAGCCCCAGACCATCGTCGGTTTCAAGGTCGGCCGGTCCCTGGTGGACGAGCTCGACGTCCTGTCGCTGGTCAAGGCGCAGCAGGCCTGGCGCAAGATCATCGCGCGGATGCGCTACAAGGTGGACGGCCTGCGCAACCGTGTCGACGTCACCACCACCCCGGAAGGCTTCAAGTTCGTCTTCCAGCAGTTCGTGAAGCAGTTGCGCGAGAAGCCGCACCTGCAGGACCTGTATGGACTGGTCCAGGCCAGCACCTACGACAACGAGGCGAACCTGCCGGACGACTACATCGATTCGCTGATGGAGTCGTACCCGCCGCAACTGATCGCGGCGTACCTGCGCGGCCAGTTCGTCAACCTGACGTCGGGCACGATCTACACCGCCTACGACCGCACCCTCAACGCCTCGCAGGAGACCGTACAGCCCGGCGAAACGCTGTTCGTGGGCATGGACTTCAACGTCGGCAAGATGGCCGCCGTGGTGCATGTGAAGCGCCTGGGCCTGCCGCATGCGGTCGACGAGATCGTCAACGGGTACGACACCCCGGACATGATCCGCCAGATCAAGGAGCGGTTCTGGCTGTACGCCGACGGCGAATATCGCCCTACACGTCAGATCAGGATCTACCCCGACGCCTCCGGCGACTCGCGCAAATCGGTACGGGCCAGTGAGACCGACATCGCGCTGCTCAAGCAGGCCGGCTTTATCGTCTCGGCGCCCACAGCCAACCCGCCGGTCAAGGACCGGATCAACTCCATGAACGCCATGTTCTGCAACGCCAAAGGCGAGCGCCGGTATCGGGTCAACCCCGACCGGTGCCCGACCTATGCCGACGCCCTGGAACAGCAGGTGTGGGGCACAAACGGCGAGCCGGACAAGTCGGCCGACATCGATCACCCCAACGATGCTGCGGGCTACTTCATTCACAAGGAATTCCCGGTCGAGCGACCTGCGGCCGTTGTTACCACCCTGAGGTTCTGACCATGAGCGATTCCGTTTGCCAGTGCTGCGCTGCTGTCGAGGAGATGCGCGAGCACTGGAAGCTGATCGATTGCATCAAGGGCGGCACCTCGGCCATGCGCGAGGTGGGGGAGGCGTATCTGCCCAAGCGGCAGCTCGAGACGAGGGAGGACTATGAAGCGCGGCTGAAGCTGGCAACGCTGCACCCCGCGTTCGAGGAAACGGTCGGCGCCATGGTGGGGCGAGTGTTTGCGAAGCCGGTCGTGATCGGCGATGACGTGCCGCAGGAGATCGCCGACCTGCTGACCGACGTGGATACGGAGGGACGTGACCTGCAAGTGTTCGCCCAAGACTGGTTCCGCGGCGGGCTGGAGTATGGCCTGAAGTTCGCCCTGGTCGAGATACCGCAACGGCCAGAGGATCTGCCGAACACACGGCAGGCCGAGCAACAAGCCGGCTTCAGGCCCTACGGGGTGCTGATCGAGCCTGGCCAGGTGCTGGGGTGGAAGACCGGCAAGGTTGCTGGTGTCGACAGCCTGACCCAGTTCCGCTTCCGGACGTGCCGGGTGGAGGAGGTGGACGAGTTCACCGACGAAACCGTTGAGCAGATCCGCGTGATCGAGCCCCACCGGCATCGTGTGTTCGAGGAGGGCAAGGACGGGTGGGAGATGGTGTCGGACACCCCGTACACGCTCGGCTTCATCCCCTTGGTGCCGTATTACACCGCGCGTACCGGGTTCCTCACAGCAAAGCCACCGCTGCTCGAACTCGCCCACCTGGTGGCGAAGCACTGGTGGCTCCAGTCCTCCCTGGACAGTCTGGTTGATGTCGCCTGCGTGCCGATCCTGGTGATGACTGGAGTCGACTCCGGCGACGAGCTGGCCATCGGCGCACGCTCCGCGGTGAAGTTGCCTCGGGAAGCCGACATGAAGTACGTCGAGCACACCGGCGCCGCCATCAAGACCGCGCGGGAACAGCTTGACTCACTGCAAGAGGAGATGAGGCAGGCCGGTGCGAAGCTGGTGGAGAAGTCCACCCAGGTCATGACGGCGAAGCAGTCTGGCGAGGAATCGGCGAAGGAGACCAGCAAACTGGCGATGATGTGCCAGGGCCTGCAGGACAGCCTGGTGCTGTTCCTGTCGTACTTCTCCCTCGCACTGAACAACCGCGCCGAGGGCGGCACCGTGCAGCTCCAGCCGAATCTCGACCCGGATTATGCTCCGGCCGAGACCATGGGTGTGCTGCAGCGCATGCGTGACGGCGGCTCGTTGTCAGACCAGACCCTATTCAACGAGGCCCAGCGCCGCGGCATGCTTGCCGAGGACCTGGACTGGGAGTCGGAGCAGGAGCGGATCCGCAACCAGGAACCTGCGATATGACTCGCTTGGAGGTGCTGCTGGCGGAGTTGTATACCGACCATGGTATCGACCTGATCAGGACCACGGCGGGTATGTCGAAGGAAGTCGAGGAGAAGATCACCGAACTCGCCGAGGAGTTGGTGAAGCTGCTGCAGGGCCGCCGGTTGCCGCTGAAGAACGTCAAGGAGGTCAACGCGATCCTCGACGAGGCGGCCAAGGCAATCAAGGCGCAGTACACCGAGATCGCTGCGGCACATGATGCCAACCTGCGGCAACTCGCGGTCATCGAAGGAGGCTTCGCGTCGAACTCAGTCAACAGTCTGGTGAGCCGGCCAATCATGCTCGGCGTCGGCAAGAACCGACTCAGCGCTGTGGTTGCGAATACGCTCATCGAGGGCGCGCCGACCAAGCAATGGTGGCTCAAACAGGCTGCGGATGTGTCGTTCCGGTTCGCCGGTGTGGTGCGCAATGGCTTCATGAACGGCGAGACTACGGAACAGATGGTCACCCAGATCGTCGGCCGCCGGGCTCGGGGCGACCAACCACCGGTGAAGGGCTTCATGGATGTCAGCAAGCGCGCGGCCCGGACCTTGGTCCACAACAGCGCCCAAGCGGTGGCCAATGGCGCCAGGATGGAGGTCTACAAGGCCAATTCTGGCGAGAATGGACCGGTGAAAGGGTATCGCCAGCTCAGCACATTGGACTCGCACACCACTGAAATCTGCATGGTCTACGACCAGAAGACTTGGGATCTGCAGTTCAGGCCTGTGGGGCACTCGTTGCCGTACAAGCAAGGTTGCCCGCGGCACTGGGGGTGTCGCAGTACCACTCTGCCTTGGCTCAAGACGATGCGTGAGCTAGGTATCGACGTCGACGAGGTGAAGAGCACCCGGGCGTCGATGGACGGCCAGGTGCCGGCCAGTCTGAACTTCGAGACATGGCTCAAGGGTAAGTCGAAGGCCTTCCAGGACGAGAAGCTGGGGCCCGGCCGCGCCGACCTCTGGCGCCGAGGCGTCATCACCTTGAGCGACCTGTTGGACCAGCGGGGCAACCCGCTGAGCCTGGCGCAACTCAAGTCGCTGTACGCGCCCGACTGATCTGATCACCAATTCGTGTAGGCCCCGGCAACGTCCGGGGCTTTTTTATGCCTGCGTTTCGGATGGAGCGGGGCGCCTTCCGGGCCGGATGGCCCATCGCAATGGCCGGATGGCCGGAGAAAGACGAGATGAAACTGAAGACTGTCGAAGTCGATGGCAAGCAATACGCCGAGGTCCAGGATGGCAAGCCGGTCTACGTGGAAGATGACGGTAAGGAGATCGCGTTCGATGCGGTTGGTACCCGGGCCACCATCACCCGCTTGAACGGAGAGGCCAAGCAGCACCGCGAGCGGGCGGAGAAGGCCGAGAAGATCGCAAAAGACTTCGAAGGCATCGAGGACCCGGCCGCAGCGCGCAAAGCCCTGGAAACCGTCGCCAATCTCGACGCGAAGAAGCTGGTGGATGCCGGCGAGATCGAGAAGGTGAAGGCTGAAATCGGCAAGGCCTACGACACCAAGCTGACCGAGGCCACCACGCGCGCGGAGCAGTTGGAGCAGCAGCTCTACGCCGAGAAGATCGGCGGCAGCTTCTCCCGCTCGAAGTTCGTGGCAGACCGCCTGGCTGTTCCGGCCGACATGGTGCAGTCCGTGTTCGGCAAGCACCTGAAAGTCGAGGACGGCAATGTCGTGGCCTACGACGCCCACGGCAACAAGCTGTACAGCAAGGCCCGTCCCGGCGAGGCCGCCGACTTCGATGAAGCGCTGGAGATTCTCGTCGACCAGTACCCCTACCGCGACCAGATCCTGAAGGGCTCTGGCCACTCCGGCGGCGGAACGCCCCCGGGCGGCAAGCCCTCCGGCAGCACGGCCAAGTCGCTCGCCGACTGCAAGACCGAGGCCGAGAAGGTCGCCTACCTCGAAACGATCAAGTAAGGAGGCCACATGGCTTTCGATCTCGCTGTATTCAACAAGCAGACCTACACGGCTCTGACCGAAACCGTCGCCCAGGCGATCGACAAATTCAACCAGGCATCCGCCGGCACCATCGTTCTGCAGAACGCGCCGGCGCAGGGCGACTTCGACATCAAGGCCAGCTTCAAGCTGATCGCCAATCTGGTGCGCCGCCGCAACGTCTACGGCAACGGCGACGTGGCTGCGACTCGTCTGACGCAGTTGCTCAACGCCGCGGTGAAGGTCGCCGCCGGCACGCCACCGATCGAGTATGAAGCGGCCCAGTACAACTGGGTGTTGCAGAACCCGGCGTTGGCGGCCCTGACCATCGGTGAGCAACTGGGTAAAGCACGGGTCGCGGACATGCTGAACACCGCCATCCGCGGCGCGGTGGCTGCAATCAGCGGTCACTCCGACGCGATCCATGGCAGCGCCACCGAGACCGCAACCTTCCGCACCCTGAACAAGGCGGCGTTCAAGTTCGGTGACCGCGCCAACGCCATCGCGGCCTGGGTGTTCCATTCCAGCGTGGTCAGCGATCTCTACGACAACGCTCTTGCGAACGCCGAGAACCTGTTCACCTACGACGGCGTGAACGTGATGCGCGACCCGTTCGGCCGTCTGTTCGTGGTGACCGACGCCGACTCGCTGATCGTGCCGGCTGGCGCCGACCCCGAGGCCAACCCAGCTTCGTTCCGTTCGCTGGGCCTGGTGCAGAGCTCGGTGCTGGTGACTGGCAACAACGACTTCGACGCTGTTCTGAACCGCACTACCGGCAAGGAGAACCTGGGTTCGGTCTACCAGGCCGAATGGAGCTACAACCTGGGCGTGCTCGGTTACACCTGGAAGACCGGTACGGGCGGCGCTTCGCCGAACGATACCGCGATCGGCACCGCGGCGAACTGGGAGCGCACCGCCACCAGCGTCAAAGACACCGCCGGCGTTCTGGTGCTGAGCAAGTAGCCGCAGAGGGGCCGCCAGGCCCCCTTTTCATGAGGTGGACAATGACCAAGAAGATTCTGTGGTTCGTAGCTGGCCCGGCGACCTCGGACCAGATGGAGTTCGCCCAGCGCAATGGGCTGACGATTCGGGATCCGCTCGCCTATCGCCAGGGTGACTTCCTCGAACAGGCCGATGCGGTGGCCGGCGAGGTGCCGCGGGCATACTCGGTGGCCTACGACCTGATCGAACTGCAAACCAACGGTGCTGCGAAGGCTCCGGGCATCCATGACGGCGAGCCCACCCTCGACGAAATCAAGGCTGATCTGAAGGCCCTCGGCGTCGCGTTCGATGGGCGTGCAGGCAAGGCTGCGTTGGCGAAACTGCTCGCCGAGGCGAAGGCGGCCCAGGAGCCCTCGCAGTTGAACGACGAGCAGGTGCTGGCGCGTCTCGTTGAACTGGGTGTCGAGGTGCCGGAAGGCGCCACGTCCGATTCGCTGCGCGAGCTCCTGAAGGCGACCGAGGAGAAAGCCAATGGCGGTGGTGACTGAGGGTGACAGCGCCAACAGTTACGTCTCCGTCGACCAGGCTACCGAGTATCACGCTCAGCGCGGCAATGCTGCCTGGGCGTCGGCCTCCAATGACAGCCGCTCCTCGGCACTGATCAGGGCGACCGACTACATCGACCGCAGCTATCAATTCCGAGGCTCGAAGGTCGACCCGGACCAGCCGCTGGAGTTTCCACGCACCGGCCTGGCCTGGCCGAACCGGAAGCTGCAGGCCGCAACGTGCGAACTGGCCCTGCTGGCGCTCGACGGGCCGCTGGACACGGTACAGCAGGCCTCCGCTGTGAAATCCGAGACGGTGGGGCCCCTCACCACGGTCTACGCCGATCCGGTGAACCAGGGGCAGCCGCGCTACGTTGCAGTGGATCGGCTTCTGGAGGCGCTGACCGTCGGCGGCGGCATGTTCAACGTCAGGGTGTCGAGGATGAGCTGATGGCTGATATCTACGACCGTTGCCGGGCGATGGCCATACGCATGCTGGCACCGCGGAGCAAGGGCGGTAAGGGGCTTGAGCTACGCCTGACCAAGTTCGAGCAGGGCGAGTACGACCCGGCGACCGGTGGAAGTCCAACCATCGAGCGCCGCTTCGATGGTTCCGGTATGCGCCAGGACTACGATGTGCGGGTTATCGACGGTTCGCTGATCCAACAGGGTGATGTCGAGATCATCATGTCTCCAGTGCAGCTCGGGGGGCAGGACATGCCGGCGCCGAGGAACGGCGACCGTATCGAGTTCGACGGCGAGGCCTTCAAGGTGGTGACTGCGAAAACCTGGAATTATGCCGGCCTGGACATCGGCTTCGTCGCGCAAGCGAGGAGGTAGCGCATGGCCCGTGGCTCTCGCATGCGTCAACGCTACTCGGGGCGCCAGGGCAGCTTCGCTGCAGTGGTGGCGCAATTCCGCGACCAAGCCTTGGCTGCCAGCGATGCGATCTACCAGCGGATCATGTTGGACCTGTCGGTCAAGGTGATCGAGAAATCTCCAGTCGGTGACCCGGAGCGGTGGGCCGCGAACGTCGCCTACCGCCAGCGAGCGAGTGCTGCGGCGGACCGCTACGATGAGAACGTCGCGATTCGCAACACCCTGATCAACCTGAATCCGAGCAACTTCACCAGGAACGGGAAGCTACGTCGAGGCGTGAAGCACGCGAAGCCGCTGACCAAGGCGGAGCGTGACCAGAACTTCGACGTCAACGGGATGGTGGCCGGGCGCGGGTATGTTGGCGGGCGCTTTCGGGCCAACTGGCAGTTCAGCATTGGCACGGCCGCACAGGGGGAGATTGATGACGTCGACCCGACTGGCAGCAAGGCAATTTCTGCAGTGACCGCTGGGGTCCAGCCGCTGAAGCTCGGTGATACCGCCTACCTGGTGAACAACCTGCCGTATGCGGTACCGCTGGAGTACGGGCACTCCAGCCAGGCGCCGGCTGGCATGGTCCGGGTGACCATCGCCGAATTCCAGCAGATTGTGGAGGCCGCCGTCAGGGCGAACCAGGTGTAGCTCCACCAGACCAGGGGTCGATATGTCCCATTCTCTTGCTCGCCAAGCTATCGAGGAAAAGCTCAACTCATGGGCAAAAGGGAGGCCTATTCGTGTGGCGTTTCAAGCGTCCAGTTTCACTCCCGAGGTCGGCGAGACATACCTCCGCGGGTATCTACTTCCAAGCGGGACCAGCACCCCTCATTTGGCTGGCGAGGCTCTCGAGTTTCGGGGTGTCTACCAGGTCAGCATCGTCTGCCCATCGGGCCAGTCGCTGGGGATTGCAGAGTCGCTTGTTGATGAGATCACTTCACTGTTTCGCGTTGACTCGCGCCTGTCGCGCGGTGACTTCGAAGGGATTGTTGCCGGACCAGTAGAGCAAGGACCGGCCATCTTCGATGATGCCTCCTACATCGTTCCAGCCAGCTTTGCCTATCGCGGCGCGGCTGACCAATAGCCCGATCGGGCACAACCATCCGCCGCCTGGCGGGCTTTCAAGAGGAAATACTCATGGCCGCACGCTTCCCGCTGCCCAATGGCTCCGTGCTGGAAATTGCATCCACACTGGGGGCCGCCGTTGCTTTCACGGCAATTACCAACGCAAAACCGCCGATTGCCAGCGCTACTGGCCATTCCCTGGAGATGGGGGATGCCGTTCTGATCACCTCCGGCTGGGCCAAGATATCTGACCGAGCCAGCCGCATCGGAGCGGTCACAACTGATACTTTCGCACTGGGTGGGCTGGATACCACCAACACTGATATCTACACCCCAGGTTCCGGTGTTGGTTCGGTGATTCCGGTGGAGTCCTGGGTTCAGATCTCGAAGGTCACCGGATTTTCCTCTTCGGGGGGCGAGCAGCAGTATCTGACCGTTGGCTACCTGGAAGAAGATGATGATCGGCAGCTCCCGACCAATCGGAACCCGCTTTCCCTGGAGATTACGGTCGAAGACCAGCCGTCCGCCGCATATGTCGATGTGGTCGAGAATCTTGGGGAAACGAAAGCACTGACCGTCATCCGGCTGAAGCTGCCGAGTGGTGACCAAATCCTGTATCCCGGCTACGTGAGCATCACCAGTTCGCCGACCATGGAGCGGAATCAGTTGATGACCCGCACTATCAGCATTGGCCTGTCTGGTCGTCCGCTTCGATACCTGTCGGCGTAAGGAGGGGATATGAGCAAAGTCAAGTTTTCCCTGGACCCGAAGCCTACTTTCATTGCTCCAGTACCAATCCCATTGCATGGCGGCGGGAGTGTCGAGGTGAAGTTCACCTTCAAGCACATGCCAAAGGATGATCTCGACGCATTCCTGAAGGGAGTGGGCGAACTGTCTGACCGCGAGGCGATCATGGCCGTCGCGGCAGGCTGGGAACTCGACGACGCGTTCAACGACGAGAACGTACAGCGACTGCTGCAGAACTACCTCGGCGCCGGCCCGACGGTTGTCAGGGTGTACATGGAGCAGATCACCCAGGCCCGCCTGGGAAACTGACCAGCGCGGCGGCAGCGCTGTACAAGACAGAGCCTGATGCGGAAGCCCTTGCTGCGCTGGGGCTCAGGCCTGATGACCTACCGGTGGAAGAGGTGGCCATCTGGCCTGAGAACTGGCGGGCTTTCCTGCTGTTTCGCGACATGTCCACCCAGTGGCGAACAGGCATGAACGGTCCCACTGGACTGGACTACGGCGTCTTACAGGACATCTTACGGCTGCGCGGGGTGCCGCGGGCTCAATGGTCCGAACTGTTCGATGCCGTCCAGACGATGGAAGCCGTCGCGCTGACAACAATTCATGAAGGGTAAGCGATGGATATTGCAAGCCTTGGCATCGCCGTGCATTCGGAGAGCGCCGACCAGGCGGCTCAGGATCTGGATCGCCTGGTCGGATCCGCCGTCCGAGCTGAAAATGCGGTCGACTCGGTCGGAGAAACCTCTGCCCAAGCATCCGCGCGCATCTCCAACATGGTTCGCGCCTCGCTGGAGGCCAGTGATTACCATCAGAGGCTTGCGAAGGCGGCTACCAGCAGTAGCGCAGCCCTCGAGAAGGCGAATGCCTCGACCATCGACTGGACCAAGTACCAGGAGGAGATCAACGCTCGCGGGCAAGCCATCATCCAGTCGCAGCAGCGCATTGCCGAACAGGCCAAGAAGTCCGCTACTGCAGCCCAGGAGCAATCTACCAGTCTCGATGCCGGCAGCCGGAACCTTGCCAGGTTCAACGATCAGTTGGGTCGGACCGGTCTTACCGCCAGGCAAACCCAGGCCGCTATGCGGGGGCTTCCCGCGCAGATCAGTGATGTCGTCGTCAGCATCCAGGGCGGCCAGTCCCCCATGCAGGTCCTTCTGCAGCAAGGCGCACAGGTTCGCGATATGTTCGGCGGACTTGGCCCAGCGCTGCGGGCGGTTGGTGGTTATGCGCTGAGCTTGATTAACCCCGTTAACGGGTTGGCTGCAGCTGCCGGCACGCTTGGTTTTGCTTTCTACGACGCAGAGAAAAAGGCCGCTGCCTTTAGCAAAGCAATTTTTGCTGGGAATGGCGCAGCAGGCATGACTGGGTCGGCTCTGGCTCAAGTTGCTAAGCAGGCTGCTTCGGTCTCCGGATCATTGGCCAGCGCGAATCGAGCTGCTATTGCATTGGCAGCCAGCGGAAAGGTTGGGGCCGGCCAACTTCAGAGCCTCACGGAAACGACCAGCGCAATCGCTCAATTTACCGGGCGGGATATTGAGGATGTGGCGAAGTCCTTGTCAGAGCTGGGGGATGATGCGACTAGGGCAGCGGCACGAGTTAGCGAGCAGTATCGGCTGCTGAGTTACGAGCAATATCAGGCGATCAAGGCGATCGATGAGCAAGGCGACCATCAGCAGGCTGTCGATCAACTGAACGAGGATCTGCATCGTAACGCTCAGGAGAGGCTGAAACAGTATCGCGAGTCTCTGTCTGGTGTTGAGCAGGGATGGGACGCAGTTAAAACGGCGATCGGTAATGCCTACGCTGCAATCCGTGCTGACTTGTTTCCAACCCTCAATGAGCAAATACAGACGCTCCAACGGACATTGGATCAACGGCAAAACGCTCCGTTTCTGTCGAATGCTTTGCGTGGCGCACTAACTGGCGCCGCAACTGGCTTGCCTGGCGTGGCCGCTACCGGAGCACTATTTCAGTCCTTTCGGGATCAGTTCAGCTCCACAGAGGCATTGAAGGAGCAGAACAGCCTCTTGCTCGTCCGAAAAGACTTGTCCGAGCAGAATGCCAAGTCGGAGGCTGAGCTGGGCGAGGCTGACCAGCAGCTCATCGCCATTGAGAAAGAGCTGGGCGACCAGTTAGGCGACGTCTCCCCGGCGGCCAAGCGAGCGAAAGCAATTGATGAGCTGACCAAGAGGTACGTCGCCGGCTACCGCGCGGCCGAGAAGATGATCTCGGCAGGCAAGTTGAGCGCGCTTCCCGACTGGCTCAAGGGTGTGAATATTGTCGGTGATAGCGTATCAGGCGGAACCTTCGACAAGCTGGTGGCTGGCATCAATCAGCGGTTCAAGGACCCGAAGGCGGCCAGGTCTTCTCAATTTCGTGATGATGCTGCTACCCAGTACCTGTTGCGTCTGCGCGAGCAGCAGGGAGCCCTGGAGCAGCAACTTGGTACCAGCGAGAAACTGTCCGTTTCGCAGCGTGAGATGGCGAAGTGGGAGCAGCAGATTGCGGACCTGAAGGTGAAAGCTGTCCTGACTGCCGATCAAAAGTCTCTCTTGGCTAGGGAGGCGGAGGTTCGCGCGCAGCTTCAGAAGAACGTGGCGCTCGAGGCCGAGGCGAGGAAGAAGGAGGAAATCGCCAGGATCGACGCGTACCGCGCAAACCTTGAGGGGCGCCTGCGTTCAGTGCAGCAGGGATACGAACTGCAGATCGCTGGCCTTGGTGCGGGCGATGAAGAGCGCCGGCGCATTCAGGACCGTTTAAAGCTGGAGCAGGACTACCAGAGCCAGAGCGCCAAGCTGCAGGAACAACGCAACCGCGGCGAAACCAACGGCGGCATCAGCCAGAGCCAGTACGAAAAGGAACTCGCTGCTCTGGACGATTATCACCGTAAGGCGCTGGCCAAGCAGAACGACTACTTCCATCAAGTCGAT